CAAAGCGAATCTCCTCTGGTCGCAGCTCAGGGTTCGCATACTGCGAAGCCAAGAACAGGGCGAGATCCTTCGCTTCGTTCTGTCCGTAGGAAGTGTCACTACCAACAGTCGAAACGATCGGCACCTCGATTGCGAGGGTGCGTGCGCCATAAAGCGAGATTGATTCAGCGTTTGAAACGATGACGGTGGTGCCGGTGAGTGCCTCGCCGGTGACTGCGTTCGTCACCTTGCGGTCGATCTTTACGATGTTGTAGATCAGGGAGTCGTCATAGACGATCGAGGTGTCGACGAACTTTTTGCCTGCAGCATCGGTGGTGTCATAGGTCGACTGCACTGTGATTGAGCGCTCGTCAGAAATGATGGCATCACGATCAGCGAAGATGACGGTGCCATCGTCGTCGACGTAGATGACGCCAGAGTCTGCAGCTGCCGCTTCCTGCAGCATGTCAAGCGGCGTCTTTGTGGCGTCCTGTGGTGCTAGGTAGGTGGTGCCTTCGTCAATCTGGCGCAGATTGTCGGGCCAAGCAATCGCATCAAGAATTGTTTCAATGCGAAGCCCTGGCAGGTCGGTGCCTGCGCCGATGATTGGCGTGGTCGACACGCCGCCCGAGACGTTGATATCTCCAGTCGTTCCCGATCCAGTGACATCGATTGAAGAGGGCCCGAAGCCGCCGCCGTCCGAGGGCTTTGAGATGCCAATGTCGAAGCTTGTGGTAGCGCTTGACGAGATGCTTGCTGTTGAGGGCAGACCGCCGATGATTGTCGACAGTGGCTTGAAAGCATCAGAGCAAGAGATCGTGGCGATGGCATCGCCGTTGCCTGCATCTGAATAGTTGAACGTCCACGAATCAATGAAGCCACGAAAGATTGAGTAGGTGGTGCCATCCCAGGTCGCACGAATTACGACAGGGATCGAGGGCACGACGCCAGTGACGCCGACGGTGGCGTTGTAGTACGGGCTGGCTGTGTTGGTTGGGTCGAATGATCGGTCGCGATTGTCCAGAGTGATCGTTGCCGTGCCAGTGCCGAAACGCTCAAGCGCTCGACGCCTGCCACGGTTAGTGCTGACTGACCGCACCGAGGTAGAGATGTCGTAGAAGAACGCACCGTCGCCGAGGGTGGCAGTGTCGAGACCGGGATCGGTGACATCGAGAACGAGTCGGGTGCCAGTGTTCGCCCCGACGACCGAGGGAGCAAAGAGCACCTCGAGCGTTGGCATGTTGGCGAGGCTCATGGCACAAGTACCGTTGCGCCTCGACGACTAGCGCGCGCGATGGCATCGATGACGACGCGCTCAATGGCGTCGGGATCTCCTGCGACAGTGTTGATCGTGACGTTGATTGCAGGACCGCCGCCGAGACCGTTCCCGCTGAACAGTGCCTTCTGCTGCTGAGGGTTCAGGATCATCTCGTTGTCATGCAGCACAGCGAGACCAGAGCCGCCACCGACTCCAGTGTTGAAGACACCGCCTTCGGCGAAGCGTGGAATGGAGAAGGTCTTGCCAGCGATAAGTGCGCCGACGCCGGTGTATTTTACCCAATCGGGAACGGTTACCGAGAAGCCGCCGAGGGTGTTGTTCCAGAGATTCTTGATGCCGTTGAAGGCAGCCTCAAAGGGTGCAGTGATTGCGTTGCTGATGCCGCTGAACACGCTGCCGATGATGTCTTTGGCGGTTTGGAAGAATCCCCACACGCTCTCGATGCCGGACTTGATGTTATTGAAGGCTGTCTGAATCAATCCCCAGGCGGTGCTGATTGCGCCGGTGATTGCGCTCCACACTGTCTGCACGACATTCCAGAGCAACTGGTAGTAGGTAATAAGGAATCCGATGCCGACTTGAATGGCATCCCAGATGACCTGGATGACAGTCCACGCAGCTTTGATTGCGGTGAGGATTCCCGACCAGACGTTCTGAACGATGTCCCAGAGGATCTGGAAGTTGTTCCACATGAACATGATGTACGCAATAATCGCTTTAAAGTAAGCGACCGTAATGTCCACGGCGACGCCGGTGACAGTTTGAATGACTGACCAGACTGTCTCCCAGTTCGCCTGCAGCCACTTGATGATTGCAACCATTGCAACGATCGGCACGATGATGACGCTGCCAAGAATGAGAATGATCGCTGCATAGGCTTTGTGGTCCATGATCCATGTGAAGACCTGGTCCCAGTTTCTGTAGAGATAGATTGCAGCAGCGACCATCGCTCCAATGGCGACGCCGATGGCGATGAACGGTGCAGCTGCAGCAACAGTCGCAGCAATAGCGGCGAGCATTGAGACCGTGTAGGCGGTGAGCACGATAATCATGATGCCGCCGAGTACGCCGGCGACAATGACCATCATGTCTTTGTGTTCTTGCATGAACTTGGTGAGCTCGTCGACCTTCGGGCCGAGAGTGTCCATGAGTTCGCCGATCTTGTTGAACACTCGAGTGGCGATTGGTTCGATGGCCAAGAACACACGGTTCTTGAGCATGGTCAGTTTCTCGGCGAAGTCTTGAGTGTCTGCGCTTGCGCCGAGGATGGTTTCGCCGCCGCCTGCGATGGCTGCGGTCATGTCTTCGTACGAGAGCTTGCCTTCACGAATGAGGGCTGCAAGTTTCGGGCCAGCCTTTGCGCCGAACACGTCGAGCGCAATGCCTGCGCCAGCAACGTCGCTAGGTGCGCCCTTGATTGCGTTGAAGGTTTCGGTGAAGACGCTTGAGGCGTCTTTGCCTTGCTTGGCTGCAGTAGCCAGGGACTTCGACAGCGCTGGCATTACGTCGCCAGCATCCACGCCAGCCTTGGCGAGTGTGGCGAGGAAGCCTGCGGACTGGTCGAAAGAGAGACCAACTTCACGCAGAACAACGCCGGCTCCACTCATGGTGCCGGCAAGTTCCGCAACCGACACGCCAGAGGCTTGCGAGGCACGGAACAAGAGATCGAGTTTGCCCGATTGTTCACCAGCGCCGACGCCGAAGTTGTTGAACACGTCGGTGACTGCTGTGAGGTTGCCGCCGAGATCGGTGCCGGTCATGCGTGACAGCTCGAGCACCTGGCTAGAGAGTGTCTGCAGAGGTGCTCCGGTGAGGCCGAGCTTCTGTGAGAAGACGGTGATGGCTTTGCCAGCATCGCCGAACGATGCAGGCACTGCGCCTGCGACCGCTTTCATGTCGGCTTGCAGTGCCTCGAGTGCTGGACCGGTTGCGCCGGTGCCGATGCGAATGCTGTCGAAGGCGTCGTCGAATTGTGAGCCGACTTCAAAGAGTCCGACAGCCACGGCGGAAGCGCCAGCAAGCATGCCGAGACTGGCAGCCGCTGCGCCCTTCATGATCTTCTGAGAAGTCGATGAAGTTGAGGCGGCGAGTTTGTCTAGCTCTTTGCGAGCCTTGTCGATTCCAGCGTCGTTGAACTTCGAGACGACATCAATAAACACCGACATGTCGCACTCCTAGGGTTCAAGACTGTTTGAATCAAAACTGCTTTGCAGCTGCTGTTCATAAAACTGAACAATCTGCCTGATGTTTTTGTTTGCTGTCTGCCAGCCCTTCGACTCGTACCAAGCACGCCAGATAAGGCGTCGAGGTTTGCCGAGGTTGGCGCTGAGCAAGGATTCGCTCAAGACGTTTTTCTTTTTACGTCCGGCAAGCTCAAACGCTACGGCCGCACCGTCAAGGTTGGAGATGCGCCACGCTGCCTGCTCAGCCGAGCCGGTCTTGCGTCGTCCGCCTTGCTTGACGACGATACCTTTACGGGCGCGTGTCGGGTCCCAATACGGCAGACCATTTCCACTGCTGTTTTCGGGGTACCGTCCTACGCCGTACTTCCAATTTGACAGCGGCTGATCGGGAACAAGACTTCGCGCCCTGTTAGCGATTGGCTGCAGCACGTTGCGGATCTCTTTATCCATTGCTCTACGAAGTTTCGGATCGAACTCCTTGAGCTCTTTCTTAAACTCGTCGTAGTTGTAAAGAGACAAAGCCAGATCGAAACCTGACATGTCGATGGCGGTAGGTGCCGTCGGTGTAAGAGCACGCGGTGGAGTTCGGCTCTTTGGCATCTCTACCCCTTCCGAGATTGTTCTTTCAGTACCGCAACGATCGCCCAGAACACGTCCGGTGGAGTGTCGAGCAGATCGTTGGGTGCGATGCTGGTGGCGACAGAGACCTGCGCCACCAGCATCGTCATGCTTTCTCTAAAGGGACGCGCGGCTCGTCGCCGGCTTCGATCGAGTCGATGTCGTCAAGCCATTCGTCGAATGGTTTCACGACAAGACCGGCAACGTGCGAGCCCTTCCAGGCTGCCCAGCAGAGCGCTTCGTAGGAGGCGTCCTGGCCGAACAGTTGAGTCATCGGCTTAGCGAACTGACGCTCGGCAGCCACGATGACCTTGGGGGTAACGGGGATCTCATACGGCTCGCCCTGTGCAGGGACAACCCGTAGACGCATGAGAGCAGCCATGACTAGGCCGTCGCCTTGGCGATGGTGCCGTCGATTGGCCAAGTGATCGAGGCCGAGGCGAGTTCGCCGACCTGCGCATCGAGTGGCATCCATTCGGTGACAAGCGCCGAGAAGGTGTAGGACGGATTGGCGGTGCCGGTGGCGGTGCCGTTCGGCTTGACAATGACAGCAGCGGTGCTGCCGATCAATGGGTAGAGCGTGGCTTCGACTGACGCAGCTGCGAAGTCTTGGTT